ATCCCAGCGAGGATGATCAAAGACCCATGCGTCATACAGCGTGAAAACAATTGGCTTACCGTCAGGGAATTCCCTGCTGTGTTCCTGCCAGTACGGGTAGACAACTTCGTTGGAGTACGGGTCAAGTCCTTTGGGATAGACCGTCATACCTTCCCAATCGCTCACCGTTGCCTCAAGCCCATAGTTAGCAGCAACGGCGACGTGATGACCATCGGCAACCATGCGCGTTGTCACCTGCATTGTTTGCGTCCCATAGCCCGTAGGTGCCCAGGGTGCGTTACTTGCCCACAGTGCAGTCAGTTTCTTCACGGTGTCCTCTCACGGTTCACGGTTGTGTTAAGTGGTGAAGACCGATGGGCGCGATTGCCGTGAATCAATCACGCCCACCGGAGTTTTGATCAGTGCTTACGCAGCGTTACCAATAAAGTGCTTGACTGCTTCGGCCTGACCGAGATCTCCCCACAAGCGAAGCGTTACGCGGAAGCCAACCTCGTCGGTGTTGAAGTACGCATCATCACTGCGAGCAATTTCAATGCCGCCGACCTGGCGCACATGGTAAGAACTGAACGCGCCAAACAGAACAGACTTCGCGCCAAGAGCAGTTGCAACCATGTCTGGGTTTTCCAAAACGCCGTAACCTGCGAAGGTGTCAGGATTGCCAGCGGAAGTTGTTGGCACATACAAATACTGTCCTGCGGTGTCCTTCAACTTGCGAAGCGCACCAAGGCTTGAACGACGCATCATGAAGTTTGCACCTTCGCGCACATAGTCAGAATCAACCGAGTGTGCAAGGTCAATCAGGTTGTCAGCAGTGAACGCGCCGGTGAGGGCCGTTGCACCAGTAACACCCAGGCTTGACGCAGTAACAACACCATTTGCCTGAACCGTTCCCGTTCCCACGGTCAGCAGTGCATTACTGCGAATGCCGACAGACTTGCCAAGGCTTGCAGCAAGGTAGGACACAATGTCAATGCCAGAGTCGGTGAGCAGTTCGCGGCTTACCTTAGTAAGCACAGCAACCTTTTGCGACTTCAGCGTGATGTTGGCAAATACTGGATCAAGTGGAGTGATCGCAGTTGCTTCAGCAATTGCACTAGCGGCTGGGCGTGACACTTCAACGGGAACCTTGATATCTTCACCAGAAGCGGTGTTGAGTTGGGTGACCACGTTGGTGTCAAGCATTGGCCCTTGGAACTGCATTTTCTCTTGCAGGATCGCATAGAACGACTGCGGCACAACTTGACCGTCATCAGTCTTATTCAGATCGCGTCGCTCAAAAGTTGCGGTGCGAATCTCGCCACATGCAAGTGCGCGAACAACATCAAAGTCAGAAGCTTCACGCAGTGCGCGATCTTCACGAACCTCTGGTGCGGTGCGAACAGCGGCTTCGATGTCAGCAGCCTTGGCTGCATCTTCCATCAGCCCAGCGATGCGAGCAGAGCGAGCATCAATGTCAGCGTTGGCGCGAACGTAAGATGCTTCTTCTTCAGCGTTAAGATCACGCTTTTCTTCGGCAGCGCGCTCAAGAATTGAGCGAGCTTCGTGCAGCGCGTTGCGGCGCAGTTCTTCCTGTTGCTTTAAGTAATCCATGATGGATTCCTTTCTAAGTAGTATGAGTGTTTTGACAATCCGCGCAGGCTCCTACGTCGGTACGTCCAGCGGCTCCGCTGTAACGCGAGATCACTAAATGTCGTATTTTTTAGCGATCAAATCTAGTTGCTTCATTAGCAGCGCGACAGGCGTATTCGCTGGCGCTACTTCCTCAAGGGCAAGTTGTGGGGATGAGCGATCAACGACAGTGCGCAGCACGTCGGCTTGCTCATCGGTGAGTTGCTCACCAGATTCAAGTGCAGCGATTGCATCGGTGAGCACAGCAACATCAGTCTCTGTGCGAAATGCAATGACGCTCAAGTTGCGTACTGATGCGGTTGTTGCTGAGTAAGCGGCAACGCCGGTGACTACTGACACCTCATGTAACCGAACTTCCTTGAGCGTTCGGTTGTCTGGCCCAGTCCATTCATCTTTGACTGTTGAGAATCCGAACGACATCGTGCGAGTGTCACCGCGGGCAATGCTTACCGAAAGGTCACGCGCGTAACTGGTGTCAGGCAGATCAATCTCCGAATACAGCCCATCTGAGCGACTATCAAGGCGCAAGGTCTTTGCCCTCGTACTGCCAAGGATAAGGCGCTCATCGTGGTTGATATAGGCGCGAATGTCATTCTTGGCTTTGAGTGAGCGATCAAATGCGCCGGGCGCAATAACTTCAATGAAAGGCAGCGGCAAGCTGGGCGAATCATAGCGAGCAGCGAAACCACCGAAGGTCATTCCATCGCCGGATTCAGCAGCGCGAACTTCAACAATGTCTGCGTCAAAGTTTCTAAATTCAACATTCATGTGCATTACCTTTCGGTCAAACTTGATATGCGGCTTGTGGATCTTCAGGGTCAACCTGGGCAATCCCTTGGAGTTGTACTGACGGTAAGCCTGTATGAGTGATTGGCGCGAGTCCCACAGCGACAGCAGCTGCATCAGGATCAAAGCCGGCTTGCACCAACTTCACAGCCATAGCAACGCGCTTGTCTAACTCAGTGATGGATGCTGCACCAAGATCAACGTTTGCCAGTGGCACTCGGTAGACCTCGCCGCCTTCCACAGGCTCCATGTCCTCAAGTCGGTGAATGTCATTGATGCTCAGATATCCGGCTTGTGTCGCGCTGGAATAGGCAGCAAAGCGTTCTGTGAGATTGGCGCGCAGCAAACCATCAACGTTGAACTTCATAAACGCGCTGCCGTTGAGCATTGGCGAATATGCCTGCTCAATCTTTGAGATGTAGGGCAGCAACGTAAACGTCACGAACTGTTTGGCGTTTTCCTCAACGCTTGCGTAAGCCATCGCGCCGGGTTTAGTGGACTGCAACAGGTGCGGTGGAATCCTGAAGATGCGCGCAATCTCTTCAACCGAGAACTCTCGGCTGCCCAGCATCTGCGCTTCATCAGGATCAACTGCGGTTTTCACAAACTTAGCGCCACCAGTAAGAATCCCTGGGCGGTACGCTTTGCGCAAACCTCGGTGCTCGCGCTCCCAGTTGTCTTTTAATTCCTTTGCTTGATCTTGTGTCATTTCATGCGGTGTCTCAATGATCCCGCTGGTCGTTGACCCACTGCCAAAGAATTGTGCCGAAAAGTCCTCTAATGCTTTAGAGAGTCCAAGTGTTTGGCGTAGCGTGTCAATGCGCGAGACTCCGCGCAGCTTGCCCGGTTGCCGCATCTCAGTGATGTGCAGCATGTCCCCATCGGCAACACGGCGCTTACCATCATCAATCTTGTATTCAATAAGACCTTCAGGGTTGCGCACAACGTCTACGCGGTGCGGTGCTAGAACGCTGAGGGCAACAACTTCACCAGTGTTGGGGTTGCGCAGTTTGCGCACAAAGGCGTTGCCATCAATGAGCAAGGACACTAGCACCATTTGAAAGTGATCAGCGCGAGTAACAGAGAGATCAGGTTCAGGGTCAACCAACCACGCCGGCATTGGGAAAGCCACACGCTGATCGTTGGTGTTGACAAAAGTGCTGACAGGTAAAGTGCTGATCACATCTGAGATTAAGCGCACAGATGCGTAGACAGCGCCAATAGTGATGGCGTTCTCTTGATTGATGTTGACACCAGCCAAGGTGCGGTTGGGCATCTCGCCACCAGTTTGAAAAAGCGTCGCTGCGCTAATGGCGCGGGTTGCGTTAGGTCTTAGTATTCGATCCAGCATTGTTCACTCTTTCTAAGCCCAGACCGAACAGCACAACGAAAATGCCGCCAACGATTACAGCAGCTGGCGGGAAAATAAACCAAACGCCAACGGCAATGACAATGAATCCAATGAGTTGAATCAGAGTAGCCACAGTTCAACCTTTTCTAATAAAATTGCGGCACAACCGCCGCTGGTGCATCTTCAAATTGCATGGCGCGTTCAAGTCCCATGATGGCCGCAACAGCCAAGTCAATCTTGCGTGAAGATGATTTGTTTTCTTTATAGATGCGAGTTCCGCGTGAGTCTTGCTTCAGCACCGCATTAGACACATGCCGGTTCAAGGCAGGGTTGCCGTCATGGGTGAGTTGGCGCTCAAGCACCATCTGAGTAAATCTTTGTGTTGCCGGTGTCATGCGCGCTGCGCTTTGTGGGAACGCCACAACAGGCAAGCCTTCCGACTCCAACACTTCCAGCGAGCGCGCCCAGAGGTGCGTGTCAGCGGTGACTTCAACGACGCGCCAACGCTCAGCGCACGCCCTGATCTTTTCCTCGACGTCAAGTATCGGGACAGTCCAGCCAACTTGACCCGGTGGCTTTTCCCACACGCCAGCAACAGCGATGTGCGGAAACTCTCCGACCTGCACCGCGATCAATGCGGTTGAGTCGTTGCTGTAACTGCCATCTAGGGCAAGCACAACATTCACATGATCAGGAATCTCACGGGCGTTGTGGCATTCAGTCCAAGCAACATCAGGCAACCATTGACCCTGAATACTTACCGGGCGGTTGAACCAATAACGCTGCCACTCAGCCGAAGATGTTTGCGGATCATCGTAGGAATCAGCGAGAGCTTCAACGTCCATCCAATCAGCGGCTGGGCCGTAGACCTGTTTTAATCCGGCAATACGGTCGCGCCGTTTCTCAGCATCAAACTTTGGGTCAGCCTGAGCGTGATCAAAGTACAATCCAGAATCCTTGGTTCGGCCTTCCTTCACCGCTTGCGCGTAGTCAAAGGTGCCTTCAGCCACACTACCTTCACCGGGCGCAAACA